CTCCGGGCTGAGGAGTGATGGTAGACCAGTACCATACGGCAGGGTTAGCGCCTGACTTCAGTCGGTTGCAGACGAAGTTTCCGTAGGACAGAATGATCAGGGAATAGGTCGTGACCGCGCCGACAGTCACCGCGTTGACCTTGGCTAGAGGATAGTAGCCTTCCGTCTCGGTATCGGCAGGGGTCGTTGAACCTGCGTAGAAGATGATCTCAGCCGTGCGCGGGAAGAACGTCGCCGCGACATAGGTCAGCTTGATGCAGATATACCCTTCACCGGATACAGTGATATCGGGAGGGGTTGACGCGTCGATGAATGTACCGCCGATGTTAGGCACGATGCGGTTGACTGTGCCAGGGACGACTGTGACCTTATCGACTTTCAGCTTAGGCCAAAGGGGCAGGACTGAAACCGATGAATCCCACTCGCTCCAGGGCTGCTGGATATTGAGATTAGTCCCTAGGCTAGAAGCCGAGAAGGTATACCCTACGCCCGGTTGGATAGCCATGGCTTATAACTTCTTGTAAACGTCCAGTTCCCAGCCGACGCGGGAGTACCTGATTTCGTAGTTAATCTTGTAGATCAGGCCGAACTCCTCGACGTTGACCTGAGACAGCAGGTTGACCGGATTGCCAGCATAGCCAGTACCAATCGGCGCCCAATCAGGAAGCAACGGGAACGTGCTCCAAGAGCGTGTGATGCTGGTAGTCCCGAGCAGTTCGAGAAGCACAGTCACAGATGCTTTGTCATCGACATACAAAATACCAGAGTAGCTGGTGGTGGGCGCAAGGTACTGTGTCTTGCCGTAGTACTGCGGGTAGGTCGGATTGACAAAGCCGATAAAGCGGCCGCCATTTTCTTTTTCAAAGCAAGCGCCGTTAAGGCCAAGATAAGCGGGCTGGCCGTTTACGACAGGGGCGAAGTTATCTGGAGCGTCCTGAGTATAGGGTGCAGGGCCAGCAATAGCTCCAAGGTAAGGAGCGCCCTCCCATACAAAGAAGTTAGGGTGAGCCGTGATGTTCTCAGACGTCAGACCATTGGCCGCCGCACAGTTCGGGTTGGTCATCGAACCTCCGTTAATTTCCGGGTCGATGCCGACGTAGTCCACGCGCATCGTCAGAATCCCCAATGCGTCAAAGACCATGGAAGCCTTGTGAGCTTTCATGTAGGTATAATTGACGTTCGGGAAAGCGTCACCCTTGACGTCTAAAGTCGGAGGGTTTGCGTTGTCGGTCTTGAACGTAGCAGTGCCGGTGTTAAGGCCGAAGCCATCAGAACTAACAGTCCAACCTGGCTGAAGTACTAGACCGACAAGCGGGTCGCCATGATCTGAGCGTGCCATAAGTTATGCGGTTACCTTGAGGGTTGGGTTGGTTTTGGTAAAGTCTATGTCAGTCAATCCAGAGGTAGGAGCGGTGGCCTTGAGGTGCTCAAGAATCTGCTGCTGGATATCGGTCTGGCGCGTGAGGTTCTCAAGCACCGGGTTTGCGCCGACGCCGATCACGTTGGAGAAGCCTTGCGGGCCGGTAAAGGAGGAGTCTTTGACTGCAGCGGCGGCGGCAGGATTCTTCTTCATGTCCTCGGCTATGAGGGCTTGGACTTCTGCTTGAACTGATGGGATTAGCGCCGCAATTCTAGGTTTAGCAAACTGACCTTTCATTTCAGGCAAACCCAAAGCTTTTTCGAAAATTGCCTGACCACGCGGATCAGTTTGAAGGAATCGTTGTGTAATTTCTTCGCGAGTCAACTTTGCTTGTTCAACAGTCTCCTTGGCTTTTTTATCGTTATTCCTTTTTCTTTCGTAGTATCTATCTTCCGCAGACATCAGCGCATTAGTACCATCAATGGCCGCTTGATTTGCGTCTTCCTGCTTCTTCTGGTTGTCAGCAATCATCTTACCGATAAACGACATGGCCGCACCGAGCAGCGCCATAGGTCCAAGGAAGGATAGGAAAATATCCTTGAACGAAGTTTTGAACTTGTTGCCGATGCCATCCAGCTGCTTGTCTAGACTGCCTACGGCAGCCTTAGCACGCCCGGCTACCTGTTCGGCATTGGTATCCCCGTCGATGCTGAACTTTACTGAACTCATTGGGTTTCAAGTTTGGCGAGTAGGTCTTCGTCTTCTTTGGTCAGTACTTTCATGTCAGCCCCTTCGCCGATGGCAAAGCATGAGTGAAGCCAGATGGCCTGAGACTCAGGCATCGTCCACGCGCGATCCTCAGGGATTCCATGGCTGACTAGATTGCAGACCACAGTGAGTACCCAAGGCATACCGGTAGAGTTATGGTGCTTGGCCTTCTTCTCCCAGAACTTAGGCCAGGACTCAATCAGAACAAAGTCGGCGAACCTAGCCATTTGCTTTACGAAGTAGGATTCGCTATGGCTCAAGCGGCTTAGGTAGTAATAGTCCTTTAGCCTCAGTTTTCCGATAGGCTCACCGGCGCAGATTTTGACCGCGATAAGCAGATCAAGCGGCCGCACCGGCTTGTCAGGATTTACGAAAGGAGACTCGATAGATTCCAGCTGCACGCGGCGAAGCATGGAGAATGGTTCAACCGACCTCCCCAGCATCGTCAGACGTGCCGGGTCAGTCATCGCGCTTAGCCAGCGCTTGTCCATCGGTTAGCTGATTTCCTCGTAGCCGACGGCGGTAACAGTGATAGCCGAGAAACCCTTGTTAGATCCCTTATCAGAAATTTTCGTCACCCAGCCACTGAACGTGGTCGAAGGGGTAGGGCTGGCATAAGCAGACGCCGTGTTAATGGTAACGCTGAAAGACGCGCCGAGAATCGGCATGGCTGAAGTCTTAGCAATCATCTCAACAGTGATCTGGGTCTTGCGGTCATCACCGCGCCAGGTAATCGTCAGACCTTCTTCATCGACGATCATGGCCTCATTGTTGAACTCGCCGTCGTTGGTGTACGACTGGCAGATAGCGTTGGAAACGGCGGTATCTCCGATGCCATAGATGGCACTAATTCCCTGAACGACGGCGGCACACATGGTATACCTATTGTTTTTGAGGTAAGGTTACGGCTGGGGGTTGACCACGATAAGGATATCGTAGGCAAAGACGGACGCCCAGGAGCGCTCGTTTACCCCTTCGTCCTCGGACTGGGGGGTCACATCATAGCATAGGGCGTCGCCTCCGGCCACAAAGACCGCCTTGATAGCCGTCAGGTCCTGCATAGCACCGGCGATAGCAGCGCATCGTGCCCGGTGTTCGGCTAGGGTGTTGTCGTCGGCAGACGAGAATATCGTGATGCGCGTACCGCAGGAGTAGTTGCCTAGCCCCTGGGGCATATCATTAGGAGTCCTTGCCGAGTCGCATAGGACGATGGCCTTGGGGAGCACGTTGGTATCGTCCCCATCTCCAGTGTAGATGGCTACGCCAGACAGTTCGGTCTGAGCTGAGAGGTGAGAAGCGATAGCGGCTTCGAGGATTTGACGTGAGGATTTCGTGCCCATAAAGTGTTATTTCCTGCGGTTAGCCCGTTTCACGGCATCATCTAGCCGCGACTGGATAGTGGCGTTAATCTGCTTAACGCGATTGCCGTAGACAATGTTCTCAGTCCCGGCCTCGGTTGCAACGTTATTGATATTGCCGATCAGGTTGATGGCAGTCATCGAAACCTTACTACCATTGTTGGTCATTGAGAACTGACCCATTGAGGACCGGTTAGCATCTACCCAAGGGGCATCGTATGCGCCGTAGTTGCGGGCTTTGCCTTTGGAACTGATAAGGGGTGGAATCATCCGAAGGGCTGCCGCGTACCCAGCCTTAACACGGCCGACCTTGAGTTGCCGTTCGGCGATGTATGCTTGCAGCTGAGCGGCTGTTCCGACCATGTACTGAGGACCGCCGACGGGTGCTTTCTTGGGCCAGCGGCCTCCGACCTTTCCTTTGTATTTATCATGGACTCCGCGTAGGTCATTTGTCGGTCCAAGGGCTAAAGACATAGAGCCATCAGCCCTGGCTTTGTTCAGGTAGTTCTTGGCCTTGGCAAAGGCTCGGCGGGTATCGGTGTCCTGCATGATCTTGCGCATGACCGGGGACAGCCCCTTGATATTCTTCTCGGTTGGCTGAAGTGCGATGAAGTCCATCCAGGAGCGGCCGCTCGGTCCATTCCCTTGGACTGCGTTAATGACCTGTTTCAGGAAAGCCCCCTTGCCTCGGCCCGGCTGATCCATAGGAATGAAAATGCGTCGGACGTCGCTTGCCAGTTTGCCTTTGCCAGCCTTATGAGCTGCGGCACTCAGGCCACGGCCACCGCCCTTAGGCATGGGGGGCGTAAAGGTCATAGCATCCCGGAGCATTAGGCGCATCTGCTCGTTGGTGATAATACCAACATCGACCTTCACGTCCTGAGCAAATTGGGTAATAGCCGCGTCAAAGTCGGCTTTGCTCTTGGGGTCAATGCCAGCCTTCTTAGCCATTACTGGTTATCGTCGATGCAAGCTAGTTCGATGACGGCGCTGGTCTGTTTGTAGGACTGGCCCTTGATGCGAAGGACCTGCCCGTTAACAGTCAGTTTCTTCCCCGTGCCCAGGGCGGCGATAGGGACGCCGGAAGCCAAGGTGGCTACCTGACCCCCAACCCGACCATCAGAAGCCGTCCACGGGGCAGCAGAGGCGGCAAAACGCACTGTCCACATCTTTTGCTCAGTGAAGCCCCCCGCGTCGAACTTGGGGGTGTCCATAGGCTGGGACAATCCGACCAGGAACAGGTTAGACCCGACAGTAGCCGGGACGCCGATATCAGCCAACAAACCTTGAAAATCGGGGAGGAACGTATCGTAGATGCTCATAGGGTTAAGAAATGGGGATACAAAAAAGCCCCCATCTCTGGGGGCTGTTTGAGGGGTCTGCCCAGATTACGGGTTGTAGACCGAGGCGATCGTGCCCGTGGTGATGCCCTTGTTCGCACCGAACATCAGCTCGAACGAGCCGACGAGGTTACGAGTGGCGGGGTCGCCCCAGACGTTGTAGAAGATGCTCAGGCCGAGGTTCGGGAGAACGAGCGACTCGCTGACGAGGAACTGGTTCTGGGTAGCCGAGAAGTCAGGCTGGGCAGCGGCCATCGCCACGGCCTCACTGGAGCACGCGAAGCCGGCCAATTTCGCCTCAGACGGGAAAAGGGAAGCGTAGTGAACGCCGCCTTCGAAGCCGTAAGCACCTTCGGAAAGGGGCAGGGAGGTCGTGCTGGTCGGGATGAGCTGGGAGTAGATGCCCGGGTTGACGATCAGGGCCTTGCGGTCGGCCTTGTTGACACCGGCCCAGAGGGCGCGGAGGTTGTCAGAGCCAGGGGTGATGGCCGAGTCAGCGGCGGTCACAGTGGCAGCGCCGAAGTTGGCGACAGTGATAGGAGCGGTAGCGGCGGCCCAGATGGCGTCGGCGAGCTTGTCCATGTTGATCTTCACGAGGCGCTCGAGCTTGATGCCGTTCTGGATATCGCCGTAGGAGAGACCGAAGGGCTGGTACAGGTGGGCGAGCGTGACGGCGGAAGCACCGAGCGTGGAAGCGCCGATGGTCGAGAAGTCAGTCGGGTTGGTGACAGTCGTGCTGCCAGCGGTGGAGAGCGAGACCTGGATGACGTCGGCAGGGCGCTTCACATCAGCGGAGAAATCCGTGGTGAAGTGGCTGAGGGACGCGAGGCGGTTCGCGAGCTTGGTGAGGCCGTATTCGCTGACAGTGTCAACGATCAGGGCGCTGTTGATGGTATTAGCCATGGTAGGTTATATGGGTAGGAATTACTTGGAGGAGAAAAGGAGAGCCTTGTGCTTTTTGAAGAATGCACGGCGTTCAGCACCGGCAGGCATCGCGGCGTACTGCTCGGCGATAGAACCTTCGGCAGCGTGAGCGACAGGAGCGGCGACAGGCTCGACACCGGAGGCAGCGAGGATGTTGGCGGCTTCGACCGAAGCGGTCGTCTTGGACTGCTCCAGGGCGGCGACCTTGGCGGTGGCCTCGGCGAGAGCGGCTTCGAGTTCGACAAGCTTGGCGTCCTTGCTGGAGACTTCGAGCTTGATGGCTTCGAGTTCAGCAGAGACGTCAACGACCGAAGCCTCGACAGTCTTGCGGAGATCGTCGCGTTCGGCGGTCAGGGACAGGACGGCGGCCTCAGCGGCCTTGGCGCGTTCTTCGATGGTCATATACTATTGCGGTTAGGGTAAGGTTATTGAGGGATGACCCACAGCTTGCAGATGCCGTTGGGGTCGATATCGCCGGAGACGATGCCACAGCCGCGAGGTCCGCGATAGAACACGCAGTTCTGGCAGAGGAGTCCTTCGGCGGTGAACGGCGAAGCGGCGACATAGTGCGAGCCATCAGGTCCGGTGCTCTGGTCGAACGGCCCGAACAGTTCCTCGACCTCAAGGTATCCGTCAACCATCTCCTTCTGACGCGGGGTCAGCAGGTCGAGAACTTCGTCTTCCAGTTCGGAGGCCAGCGGCTTGACCATGGCCTTGGCAGACTTGCCCGACTTTTTAACTGCCATAGCGCCACGCTTGACGGCCTGAACATCAGAACCCTCGAACATGGCGAGGGCTTCCTCAAAGGTGTTAGCCAATCCGGTGATCAGGTTCTTCTGGGCGGCGACAGCGCCAGGGTAGACTTGGCCTTCCATGTCGGCGCGGTCCGCAAACGAACGGGTACGCAGGACAGTCTGCTTGAACTGTTCATGCATGGAATCGATACGAGCCTGTTCCATAGCTCGCATCTCGTCGGTATATCCTTCGCCGCCGACGTTCGCCGCCTTGTACTTTCCGGCGCGGAAGATTTCCATCTTCAGCCCGATCTGGTTGTAGTACTCGGCATAGGACTCGTCCACCATGATCACGCCAATCGAACCGACATAGGCAGACGGCGCGGCCAGTAGTTGGGACGTCTGAGAAAACGCATAGTAAGCACCGGAGGCGATAAGCTCGCGGGCATAGGTCATGGTCGGCAGGCCGATGTTATAGACCTTGTCGGCCAGCTCAGGCGTACCGAGGACAGTGCCGCCGGGAGAATTGACCTGAAAAGCGATGCGCTTGACCGCAGGGTTGGCGAGCATCTCGTCGATGGCGTTGCCAACATCGGCCATGTCCACGCCACCAGTAAGCTTCTCGAATTTGGTCAGGCCAAGACCCAGCGAACCAGCCACCGGGATGACTGCCGTACCCATCGCCGTGACATACGGCTTCTGCTGCTGGTTGAAGAACATATCCAGCACGCCATCGACCACGCCGTACTTCTCGGCGTACTTCATGTGGTTAGCGGCCTTGATAGGGTCGATGAGAAGTGGCTCAAGGCCAGACAGTCCTGAAGATAAGCAGCGCACAGTGTTATGGGTTAGAGGGGGCGGGAGGGACGTCCAGGTTATCTGCGACGTCGGTCGGAATCTGGTCAGGGGCTTGGCCCTGCTGAAGCCAGTTAAAGGAAGACTGATAGATCATCCAGAGCGGGAGGCCCGCTTCCTTGGCGGCCTGAACAGTCCGGGCCATCTCCTTGACGCGGGTAGCCACGACCTCGTCGTGAGTCATGCCCTTCTTGCCGAGGATGGCGGTCGCCGTGGTCAGACCCATCTGGAGGTCGGCGCGGTCTTGCGCGGCTTCGCGGCCAGCGTCCACAGTGACGTCGCGCGGAGTGATCCAAGTCTTGCGGTTGAAATCGGGGTCGTCAGGGACTTTGCCCTGGGCGATGGCGTCTGCGATGACGTAGTCGAACACCCTGTCACAGGCTTGCTCGATCAGCAGGGTCTGCCATTTTCCGGCCCATCGTGACACTTTACCGGCCACCAGTCGGACCACACTGCCGCCGATGGTGCTCGGGTCTACGACATACTCGTACGGGAGAAGCCGGACGATATCGCGCTCGATGGCCTTCATCATTCCCAACCACGCAGGGCTTGGGCGGTTGTTAGCCAGTTGCTCCAGGTTCTCGTTCGTATCGACGACGAGCAGTTTGCCCCCCATCTGGCTGGCGAGTTTCTCGCAGGAGTTAGCATCGCCGGAGAACTTGGCCGCCGGGTCATCCTGCAAAACGCCGCCCTGCTTCTTGAGGATGAGCGTATGGTCGGCGCTGTCGCGGACGGCTCGCTTCTCTAGCTCAAAGACTTCCAGCTGATCCTGCACGGAATTGAGGCTGGACTGAAGCACCGGGTAACCGCGAACTGCCGAGGGGCGGTCAAACTCGCAGACCTGAATCATGGCAGCCGAAGGGATGTAGCGGTTGGCAACGTCGCCATCAACGTAGACATTCCAGCCGAGGACCTCGCCGTATTGGCCTAGGTATGCTCCGTCCACGCAGTTGCCAGAGAACTCGTCGCGCGGAGTACCGACTCGGTGACTTTCTAGCACTTGGATTTTCGGCACGCCATTGGCAGAGGTAAGCACCCCATATGAGTCGCCATCGACGAGGCTACCCCTGAGCCACATAGCCTGCACCTGACCGAACGTAAAGCGGTTCGTGATATCGCACTTGCGAGACCAGTCCATGAAGTACTTTTCATAGGCCACCGCGGTCTGCGGGTTCTTGGCGTGCGATTGGACGACGAGGCCGTCGCCCACCGAAATCAAAACAGTCTCGTCCATCACCTGCTTGTAGACCGGGCTGTTGCGGATAGCCCAGCGCGACTTCGCGATCATCGCCAGAC